TCTTCGATCTCGTAAGCCCTCCTCACCTGGAAGTCGTGCTCTGGATGCCTGTTGTCCCAGTACGGGGTGCCAGGTGCGCGCAGCTGAGCCAGCTCTTCACGCATTTCGTCAGGCGTCTGTCCGCCTGTCATCTTCACCCCTTCGAGCGTGTCCTCCGACACTTTGTCATGGATGAAAGATCCGATGTTTGCCAGGAACCGGATGAAGGACGGGTTGTCGCCCAGCATGGTGCCGTCCGGCATGGGTGTCTCTGCAAAGTCGAGCTCGCCGAAAGTCTCGAGCGCTGCGTTGGCCAGGCCCAGCTGATCGTCATAGGCCTCGCCCCACTCGCGCTTGAGCTCGAGCTCTGTGTCTGCCTGGATCTGCTCGCTATGTGCCTGGTCCTGTCCGACGAGCTCGCCGAGCCGTCCGCCATAAGCGTCCATGATCGTCTGCGCCTGGGCGTTGTTGAGCCCGGCCTCATGGGCCACGCCCATAAACCACTGAACCACCCCGTCGTCCGGCTGGACGCCCTCTGGAGGGGTGTAGTTGATCTGGTAGCCGCTAGGGTCCTCTGGACGCCCGAGCTTGCTGTAGACGGCGTTCCAATCGTCAGCAGTGGACGATTTACCTGGAAGCGCAATCTTGTCAGCGCCGATCATGGATTGTGCGTGGACAAAGCCCTTCGCCAGGCTACCAACATCCTGGATGGTTAAAAGTGATTTGTGATCCCGGATCTCCTCGGGGATCATTGAGCGCCAGTCTTCGCTGGTGCCAGACGGGGCTACCTCCTCGGTGGAGACCTCCGCTACCTGTTCTTCACTCATTCTGTGCCATTTCCTCTAGCTGTTTATGGTCGCGCAGCATCGACTTGATGAACAGAACCACCGTGCGCTGCCCCTCACGGTAGGCTGTTTCGTTGGGATCTACAGAGAAGGTTGAAGAATGTTCACAAAACCTCACGCCCAGATCCTCGAGGATCCGCTCCCCTTGAACTGACGTGAAGACCTCCTTGTAGAGCTCCCTGGTATCTTCCGGCGTCATTGCTTGGTCGCCTCAATAAACGGCGCCGCTGCCCCAGCTGCCTGGGCTTGCTCGGTCAGCTGCTGCTGCTGAGCCTGGGCTTGCTGTGCCTGGGCGCGCTGCTGGCGTTCCTGGGTAACTTGCTGGTCGCCCTTGATGGCTGTTGCCGGGATGCCGAGCACCTTGATGATGTGCTTCGAGACGCCGTCTGTGTCGATGTAGTCCATGATGGACGGGTCAATCTGGGTGAGCGGCATCATTAGCTCGAGCAGCCTGGTCAGCGCCTGGATGTCGCCCTGGCGCTGTGCTTTGGCCAGTGGGCTCACATATTCGATCTCGATGTTTCTGTCGCGCATGAACTCCGGTGCCGGCGCAAAGGCCTTGTTTCTGGCCAGGATGTTGTAGGTCCTGCTGATAAGCGGCTGCAGCAGCTCGGCTTGCATCCGGCCCATGACCGGGCCCAGGAGGCGCATTTTCTCTTCTGTCCGCTGCACGACCTCGGTGGCGGTCATCTGCGGTCCCTGGCCCAGGATCAGCTGATCGACATAGAAGGCTGCCCTGATTGCCTGGCGGCGCTGCTCCTCCATGTTGAGGCCCAGCGGGTTGTTGGCCCCGATGTTAAGCGGCTCGATGCGGTCGCGTGTCCCGCTGCGGTAGAAGTTAAGGCCACCTGGCACGGTCCTGACCGGCAGGATGAAGCCATCGTCCGGCACCAGGAGCGGCGGATCCACCTGTTTCTGTGCAGCGCGGATCGTCACCTCGGACATCTTGTTCAGCATCTTGATGTCAGCCAGGGCTGTCATGCTCGGGCTGCGGCCGTATCCGATCTCGAAAGAGCTCTTGAGGAACCTGGGTGCCATATATGGGAACTCATCAAAGCCCCCTTCGCTGATGATGATCTTCTCCTCGGGATCCAGATAGACCGACGCGATAGGCTTGTTCTGGCTGTCCACCTTGGTCACGTCCCGCTCGTCGCGCTTATAGACGGCGTGGATCAGGGTCATCATCTGATAAGGATCTGTGTCGGCTTTTTTCAGCATCTTCGGGCTGACGTTCTCAGCGCCAAAGCGCGCCATCACGGCCCTCGCCGGCATCTTGAACTTGCGATAGACGGTATCGACGCGGCCATTCTGGTCTTCTGAAAGATAGCACTCGGATATGTGCCTGGTCGAAAAGCGCAGAGAGAAATCATCATCTGCCTCAACGAACATGACGGCCGTGCCGAATGTAATCAGATCGTGATACAGCTCGTGGATCTGCTCCTGGAAGTTGGAGCGATTGAAGCTGTTATACATCACGTCTTCGACAGACTGCAGCCACTCCCTGGCTTCGTCATCGCCATCGAGCTCGCGGTCACCAAAGCTCAGTGAGAACCAGCTGGTCGAGGCGTTGGTCAGCATCCCGTGCAGCGAGGCGCTGAGCAGCTCGGCCGCATGGATGGCGGTGCCGTCGAAGATCAGCTCGGAGCGCTTGTCACCAGGAGATCTGACCTTTGTCACGTCTGCCTTGCGCGGCACGACGTAATCAGCAATCTCTTGCCAGTGGCTTTCCCAGGTTTGGCGCTGGTTTTCCAGGCTGCCAAAGCGTTTCAGCAGCATGGCTGCGTTGTCATCCACGGCCATGTTAGCTCCCTAGAAGCTGTTTCTTTTCTGTTGGCGCAGCGCCCAGGACGCCGCGTGAGCTCGTCAGGATGCTCCTGGTACGTCTGCCCTGCCTGTAGGGGCTAGATCTGCCCCTGGCTGCGGCTGCGGTCTCTGTGGCGCCCCTGACAACCGAGCGAGGCTGAACAGGGTCCGCCGCCGGCGCGGCCGGGCCGGAGGAGCCTGGCGCGCCTCCGCCGGGAGATGAAGGCGGCGCACTAGCGGGCGGCGGAGCTGCTGGAGGCGGAGCTGCAGCTGATGCTGCTCTCGGCTGATCGTTGTCGCTGCTCATATCGGGTGGCGCAAACGGGTTGAACTCTCCTCGGCCTGAATAAACCCTGGCGCCCATCCTGTTGGTGTTGATGACGCCGACAACCTGGCCGCGATCATCCCTGACAGCCTCGCCGCCGAGCTCCAGGCCTCGTGTAATATTCCGGCGGTTCATGTCACCTATGGCGCCCTGGATGGCTCCCAGGGTTCCTGGCAAGCGATTCGCCTCAGCTCGACGCTGCCTGGCTGCGACCTGATTGACAGCCGCGCGGTTATCGCGTCCGCTGTCTTCTGCTACCGGGCCGCCCATCAGCTGGCCTCCTTCTTCTTCGCCTTGCCCATCAGGCTGGCATATTCCAGGGGTGCATCCTCAATGACGCCGCGCGCACTGGTCTTGACGGTCTTAGCCCGGCTCACAGCCTTCGGATCCTTGGCCCTGCGCTTTGCAACCTCGACAGGGTCATTCGGCCTGACAGTCGGCTCAGGGACCACGGGCGGCGGAGGTGGCGGCGGAGGCGGTGGAGGTGTTGGAACCTTTGGTCTTAAAAATCCCATTACAAGCTCATCCCCAGTGGGTTGTACTTACTGTCGGCCATGATCTGTGGCGGCCGGTCTGACCAGTTGTTCTCGCGTAGCCCTACCGCCAGATAGCGGAAAGCATCCGCAGCATGGCTCGACCAGTCATGGACAGGCGTGTTCCTAAAGCTGCGAAGCCGCTCATTGTAGGCCCGGTGATACTGCCTGAGCGCCTCGAGCCCCGGCTTGGTGAGCTCTGAATCAAACCAGCACCGAGGGATCAGCATCTGTGCGGCATGGAGCCCATCCTCGAGCGGCAGCTTCGGAACTACCCTAAAATTTATTCCTAGATCCCAGGCAGTCTCGCGGCGGCTCTTGCCAGAGCCCAGCTCGCGGACCTCAATATCGTGCGGCGCGTTGTGGGTGCCGTAAAAATAGTCCTTCTCCTGGAGAACCTTCGCGTAATGCGGAAGGCCCTCCCCCCTGTTCTCGTAAAAATCTATGACGTGGATCGCCCTGCCGACAGACTGCGTGAACCAGATCGCAGTCGAGTCGCCAACACCAAGATCCCACCAGGTATCCACCCTGCAGCTCGGGTCGTAAGGGACCGAACCAATGCGGCCCTTCTCATGAGCCTCCTGCATCTCCTTGCCAAAAACAGCCCCCGGTACATTCGCCACCCAAGAGCACTCATACTCCTGAGCATACTGGTCAGCCGTCATCATCGACCTGGCTGCCTCGAGCTCCTCATCATCAAGGATCCCGGTCTCACTCGCCCGATAGATCGCTGTGTGCCAATCAGACTGCCCCTCAGCAGCCGTATAAAGCTCATAGAAGGCGTTGTGGCCCCTGGGTGTACCAATGAACAGCGCCCAGCCCTTGCGGTCGCTCAGAGCCGGCCTGATGATCTCAGGAAACAAACTCTCCGGCATATCCGCCATCTCGTCCAGGACAGCCCCGTCCAGGTAAATCCCCCGAAGACTGTCAGGGTTCTCAGCACCCAACAGCTGGATCCTCGCACCATTCGGCAGATCCGCTCGCAGCTCGGTCTCATGGAAGCGCACCATAGGCACCGCACCAGCAAACTGCTTGAGATAATCCCAGGCAACAGCTTTGGCCTGGCGATATGTGGGCGCAATGTACGCATACCTCGGATTAGACTCAGCGCACAGGATCGCATCCCTCAGCAGATGGTTGATCGCCATGACCGTCTTGCCAAAGCGCCGATGACATACAACGACGCCCCAGCGCTTGCTCGAGAGCTCGCCGTGGAGCTGGCCCTGCAGTGGCCTGGGAGCGTAGGGGATCTCGATCTGCATCAATCGTCGTCAGAGCTGTCAGGGCCGGAGCAAGGACACTCGGCGTAGTGCTCCAGGCAACGTGGGCACACAGGCTCTCCGCAAAGCTCACATGGCGCGCAATCGGCTGCGTAAATTACGGGGCGGGTCAGGTCTATGTCCATGCGAGAGACAGGCTCCTGTCAGGCTATATATGTATATAGATCCGGCGGCCGGGTCTGGGGGTGGTGGGGGTCCTCGGCTGCCAGGCAAAGCCCCCGGTGCGGGAGCCGATCCCGCGCCCAAACCTAGCAGAGCCGGGCATCACAGCCCGCTCGGTCACTGCTCGGTCACTGAGCTGCGCTGAGTAAACTGAAACTTGGTTGACATGCCTGGTCTGCCTCGTGCGCGCGAGCCCTGCCACGCAGCCAGGACACTACACTGCTCACCCCGCAGTAACGGCCCCGCCTTGCCAGCTCAGCGTGATCGCCCCGCTGGTCTGCTGCTTGTCGTCTGCCTTGTCTCTGATCCCGAGCGGCTGCATCTGCCTTATGTGCTTATCCTTGTGGTCAGCCTCGAGGCGACGACGCTGCACCTCAGCCATAGCCAGCTTTGGATCTGTCGGCAGCTCAGCCTCGACCAGGTCAAGGATCTGGTCACGCATGACCTCGCACTGCAGAGCCCTGGCCCTTCGATATGCGCTGTAGGCATCCTCGTTGTCCTGGACATAGCGCAGCATGGTCCGCCAGCTCGGCAGATGTTCGCTGTGGTTGCAGATCCTGGTCAGGCTTTCGCCTTCCGCAATGCGGTCACAGATCTCCTGGAGCTGCTGCTTTGTAACCTTACGCTTAGCCATACGGCCCCCAAAGAAATGAGGCCAGGCTGTTGCGAACCTGGCCCCAAGGGAAGGAGGAAGGGCTCGAGCTGCAGGGAGCAAAACTCGAGCTTGGCAAAGACTGTACGCTTTTCACGACAATCGTGCAAGCCCTGTCGATTTTCACGTCAAGGCCCTTGGCAAATGATGCCACAGTGCTTATATTCAAGGTGAAAGGAGATTCGATTGACTGACGAAATGACTGTCGAAGTGATCTTCATGTGGGTCGCCGGGGTTTGCACCTTGGGCGGCCCTTTACTTTTGGCACTGGCTACATAGGAGGACTGCCGATGGCAAGACGAGAAGGCAAGCGTTTCAAGATCTGGGAGGAGGCTGTCGCCTACCGCGACAAGCATGACCTCGAAGTCATCATCGAGATCTACGGGGCTCTGACAGGCATCACCTACCTGGTGCCCTGGCAGCCCAAGCCCAAGACCGAGGACAAGCCCGAGCCTGGCAAGCAGTACAGCCTGGCCGCGAAGGCTCGGGGCAAGACCTGGGCAGATGCTGAGATCCCAACAACAAAGTAGGAGGACTGATGAAGACCAAGCGACCAACAGGCAAGACCTGGAAGACAGCCAAGCTGTTCAAGGTCTACCTGGGCATGAAGGCGCCAGCTGGTGCTGCAGGGCTCAGGCTCATGTGGGCCATCGTTGGCCACAAGTGGGTCAGGTGCTGCACACCGATCACCAACGTCAAATTCAAGATGCGGCGCGCCATGTGGGACGAGCTCCCAGCTGGCGACCGTGAGCTTGTCAGAGCTTAGGAGAAGCGACATGGGAATAATTGTTGATGTCTACCGCAGTTTCCGAGAGAACGACGACTTTCTCGAGGTGACTGACTGCACCAACGGCGGGGTCACTAACTGCGAGACCGGCGTCCACAAGCTCACGCTGGTCAACGTCGATGGCCCGTTTGATCCCACGCCCACGCGGCCAGCAGCCTGGCTTGTGCCTGGCAACGTGGGAGGCAGCGCCAAGATCGTGCCGCATGACGAGTACACCAACAAGACCTGGACCATGTTCGGCGGTAACTACGCCGGCACCAGCGACAGCCGGTTCACCGAGGCTGTCGAGAAGATCACGGGCGCCACGTTCTACGGCGCCGTGCCTATCCATGACCGTGTCGAACACTGAGGAGGACTGACATGACAGTGATGACCAAAGAAGAACAACGCGCGCGGGACGCTCGGCTCTACCACGACGAGCTCGAGCACCAGCAGAGCTTGGGCAAGATCAGCGGGATCGAGGCATACGCCAAAGCGACCGATCAGCAGAAGGGCATCATCGCCTTTGGCATGACGCCGGTCGAGATGTTCCCTGAGACATGCGAGTACGGGGGCGTGGCTGACCACCCTGCCTGGAAAAAGGGCTTCGCCCTTGGCTTGATGACGGCAGCCAAGATGGCGAAAGCGATGGTGGTCTGATGGCGATCACCGTGTTTGACATCGACAAAGAGGTGGAGCGGCTCAAGCGCCGCCCACTGTGGGAGCTCAAGGCAATGGTCAAAGCCCTGAGCTTTGGACGCTGGTGCAATACCAGCGAGGAGGAGCTGCGGCTCGAAGCGGCCAAGATGGTTATGAAACAGAAGAGGAAGCGCAAATGACAAACATAGCTCAACAAAAATCAGCTCTGCAGAAACTGGCAGCAGCGTCTTCGCCCATCGACACAGCAATGGATCTGATCGATGACGCCTACCGGGTGCTGGATGTAATGTCGCGGAACGAGGAGCAGCAAGACCTGTTTCTCGAAGTCGATTCCATGCTCACCGCTCTGGTGTCACTGCAGAGCGATTTGCAGTCTGTGCTCGATACTTACCACGACCAGGAGGACTAACATGAAAACAGAAATAGCCTTTGACATGATCCGCGACCTGGGCAAGGCGTTCCGCACGGCTTGCATCGAGCGCGGATACGAGCCCCAGGGTGGCTGGGATGGCGATCTGATGAGCGGCCTTGCCGGCTTCGTCAAGCTCGAGCTCACAGACAAGGACATCCCTGGCATCACCGAGGCGTACACCATCGTCATGGCCAATGCAGCAAAGCTCTGCTTCGAGGCAGCTCGGCAAGCTGCAGCTGAGGACTTCGTCGCCGACCAGGACACGGTAGACCAGGTCACAGCCGGTAATACAGCCTGACCAGCGCGTCCTTGTAACGACGCTTTACGATCCTCGGGTCATTCAGCCCGAGGATTTGTGCAATCCGAGACCACCTCGGACCCCGCTGCCGGAAGGCAGCGCTCTGACATACAGCCCAGACCAGGCGCCGATCCTCGTCATCCATGTAGCGAAGCGCCAGATCCAAAGCCATCTCCCAGCGATCAATCTGCTCCCCCGTAGGCTTGAGCCTGGGCACCTCCATTGCATTGTACCCGTAAGCCATGCCATCCCTGGGATAGTCTGGCCAGCCTGACATGCGCTGTCTGCGAAAGGCAGCCGGGAGCTTGCGCTCAGTCTCTGCAGCCTCGAGGAACAGCTCATCGAGCTCTGTCATGCTTAGCCGCATTGAGCTGCTCCTGCATGGACAGCAGCCAGAACTGCCTGTCGAAAGGTGAAAGATTGGAGACTTCGAGGACCAGCTGCGCGTATCGATCCGAGCTGTAGCTCCGGCGAAGCCGGCGCATGACGCGCCGCTGCAGCTCGTCCAGCGGGTTGGCCCTGGACCGTGCTATAGCTGAGCGATAAGCAAAGCTAGACCGCTTAGCTACGTTAGAGATAATAAGATTAGTTTGATTATGCTCAGGCATAGCGCTCAGCTCAGCGCATAGCTTAGCGCTTTGCTAAGCTGCGGCTGCGCCGATTTTATCGAAGCCAACATTCCTGTCAAGTCCCTTGATGGAATCCGAGAGCAATCATGACACGGCGCCACCAGGGCAGCTCGGCTGCCGGCTCGAAGCTCGAGCGCGCTTGTGCGGCCCGTTCCTTCGCCTCGTTGTCAGCTCTCACCTTCGCCCAGTACGCCGTCGCCCGGCGGCTCTGAGCCTCTCGTTGTGCCTTCGTCCATTTTCTCGGCATCATTTCTCTCCTTGTACCATTTTACCATCACGCGCCAGCAAGTGTCGTTTCGACAAACCGTGTCTCCCGAAGCTAACGAGACCCAAGTCCCAGCAATGACTAAGTGGCCCCTCCCACAGGCCACGCACGAAATCGAGTCCGTGCTCGGCGCAGTAGGCTGTGCCCCCCGATTCATCTTTGACGCCATCAGCTGGCCTTCCGCAAATGCAACACTTCTCCATTACAAAACCCCTCATCCAAAATTTTTCTCGACCTTGTCACAGCCACCCCAGCTGGGTTGAGCCCGTGAAGCCCCGTTCCCACACATACCAGGCATAGGCCGTCGTTCCGCTGTGAGGCCTGGCCTCCTCGTCACCACGCCAGATTGTCAGTCTTTGCGAAAAGACGTGCACCCTGGCTGGCGGATTCTTGCGGAACAAACGCTCAAAACGCTTCTGCCCCTCGAGGAAGCTCAAGCGCAGCAACCAAGCGTGTTTGCGTACATGCAAATAAATCGCATGTTTGATGAACTCCTCGGCGAGCCGGTAAGGCGGATTAGTCACGATGCAGTCGGCTTGGCGCCGCTGCTCAAGCAGGAAATCAATGCCGAAGCTGCCATATCCGTAATCGTTCAGATCCGAGCTGATGACATCATAACAAGCCATGCTAAGGACCTGGCTTATTGCGCCATCCCCAGCTGCCGGCTCCCAAATCACTTCATCGAACTGCTCGTGATCGAGCAGCCTCCTGGTAGCCACCGGAGGCGTGGGATACCAGTCATCCTTCTGCCTACTCATCGCACCTCACAAAACCATCGCCGTTGCAGCTCTGGCACTCCATCTCTCGCTCGTCGAGATAGCCGCCTCGCATGTAGTCAGGGACAGCGACCTCATAGACCGCCCTGCCCTGGCCCTGGCACTCCTGGCACTCCTTGGCCTCCTCCCAGACGCCAGGAATCACCATAACCCTCACCATGAGGCCCTCAGCTGGACGTGCATGTCCAAAGCCTCAGCGACCTGGTCAACCGACCTGGCCAGATACCAATGGCAGCCGGCCTCTTCGAGCTCGTCTCGAATCTGTTTCTGGTTGGCGCTCAGGCTGCCGCCCTTGGGCCGCTTGAGCTCAATGAAGATCGCGCAGCTCACGCCGCCAATGGCCTGGTCGCCCGGCACAAAGATCTCGAGATCCGGCCAGCCAAACCTGGTGCCCAGGCGCTTGAGCTTCTGCTTGAAAGCGACGTGCCTGGTGCCCTCGTTTGGGGAATGATGAAAGACACAGCCTGGCGGCAGAGCCAGCTGCAGCCAGTCAACGACTTGTTTCTGCAGCTCGTCCTCAGTCACGGGCCATGTAGAAGTCATTCGGCATGACCTCGCCCCCCGTGACCTCGATGATCCTTGCCATGTAGGTCCGACCAGGTATCACCTGGCCGTCACTACCAGGGCGGATGCACCACCTGGTCACGTCCTTCGCATGGCTCGCGCCTAACTTCCGAGCGAGCTGAGCCTTCGACCAGCCCTTTTTTAATCGCCATTGCTCAAGTGTCATGGCCGTGTTTGTAACACAGCTTGACAGATTATGCCAATGGGCTTATCTCAATGACAACGGGTTGGCAAACAATGCCAGGAGGTTTAATATGACGACCATGCCGAATAACCTTGATGCAATGATCGCTCGGTCGAGCATGTCGAAAAGAGAAGTGGCGGCCCTAAAAGGCATCACGCCAGAAACCTTGTCGCGTCAACTACACGGCAAAATACAAATGACGCTGCAGGACGCCGAGCGATACGCCAAAATTCTGGATTGCACACCTCAAGACGTTTTATTCCCAACACCGCCAATACCCATCATTGGCTATTGCCACCTTCTTGCTTGTGACCCTAACGATCCGCAGTGCCCACCCAGCGGCTTCGATATAGAACGAAAGATCTCTGTCGGCGATACAATGGGGAAGGTTTATCTCCCAAGTTATCTTGAACAAAATACTGGAGCCATCGTATGGTCCGCCGATAAAGATTATTCTGGTCCACTACAAAGATGGAAAAACGCAATCGAGCTTGTTGAGCGTGATCCAGTCGAAAACCAATATGTGTCTGAATGTGCGATACAGAACTCATGTTATGTTTTGCTCAAAATTCCGTACCAAGAACGTGGCAAAACCCGTCAACTACTTTGTGGCACACTTTATCCAGAGCCAAATAATCTTTTTACGATCCATAATCCTGACACGGGCGCCACGATCAAAGGACAAGAACTCGTCTGGGCAACCGCAACCCTTTCAGCCGCTTTCCGACCAGCAATGAGGGGCGTGGAGGTAATACTAGATAAGTGACTTGACGTAATCTGTCATGATGGCATACGCTCCTTCACGATTTAATCGTGGAGATGAGATATGCTACTTGATACCCCTGAGTGGGCAGCCAGGCATTTTTACTTCTGGCACTCAAACCCTACTCGAGAACGGGCGAAGGCTTTTTTCGACAAAGCGCACGTCCGGCCCCAGGTCAAAAAGGCCTGGGAAGTAGTCCAAAACCCCAACAGCACCCCTGGTCAAAAGGCAAAAGCCTGGAAGACCATCAACCGGCTCAAGACCGGCCGCTCGGCCGCCATGCAGGGCGGCATTGACGCGCAGACCTGTTGTGACGCCATCCTGCTCGAAGGAGCGGATCCAGCTGAGGCCATCGCAAAACAGATTGCCTCCTATCGCGATTACGAGCCCCGTGACTGGGACGATGGATCCGATGCAGCCAGGCACCAGAAGTATATCGAAGAGCTGCCAGCGGTCATTGAACACGCTCTAGCAGGGCTGCGAGAGGCGATGGCTCGGGAGAACCGCATCCTGGGCGAAATCGAGCTGCTCGACATGCTGCCTGGGCTCGCGCTGCCGCACAACACCAGGCCAGATTACAACCGCCGGGGCGATCTCAAGACAAAATGGTCGAGCCTCGACAAGCGAAGCAAGTCTGGCTTCAAAGCAGCCGCGATCCCCAAGTCTCTCACCGGCATGTTTGACATGAAGAACGTCTTCCAGGCGGCCGGCTTCTGGGCGATCAACGGTAGGCAGCCGCCTTTCCTGGTGTACGCCAACGCCTCGAACTATCAGATATTCACGCCTGAAAACTGCGACGAGCTCAAGGATGACTTCCTGGCTGACGTGGTCGAGGAGATCAAGGTCCAGCACCGCTGCACCGAAAACCTCCTGCAAGCCGCCGAGACCAAGGAGCAGCTCCTGGGCATGGTCGCACCTGACTTCAAAAACATCATCTGGAACGAGCCGCCCGGCTACCTGGCCGAGGCGAAGCGCGTATGGGGGTTAGCATGAGACAGAAACTAATCTGGCTGCACGTCGATGACGCCGGCCGTCAGCTGCGTCCTTATTCCAGGCTGCGCGAAGCACTGCGCGTCCTGGGCGTCGTTTTCTTTTCGATCTTTGCCGCGTTCTCACTCTGGTGCTTCGCAGTGCTGGTCACGCTTTTGATGGGAGGCTGAATTGCAGAAAGAAATCACCTGGCCTGGCGATCCTGGGCCGACAGCTCACAGACATGGCCCTGATACCGAGCAGCTCGCGCTCGAGTTTGTGGCCCCCAAGCTAAGTGGACTGAGGCTCAAAGCCCTGCAAAGCCTCGCCTCAGTCCACCCTGGCCTAACTGGTAGTCAGGTTGCCGAAAAGATGGACGCCTGGCTTTACAGCGTCAAGCCCAGGCTGACCGAGCTCGAGCGTATGGGTCTGGTCCGCGACAGCGGCGAGCGCGCCAAGAATGACCGAGGCCGGCAGGAGATCGTCTGGCAGATTACAGGGAGGGGCGAGCAATGGCTAAAATCCCTGAGCAGCTGAAACAGATCTTCCAGGAGCTGCAGCTCGAGCCCCAGGACGCCGTCTGGGACTGCCACGGTACGCCAGTGGTGTTACACAAAGCGCTCGAGCTGGTGGCAGCGCACAAGGGAATTACCTTCGATTCGCCGGTGATGATCGAGGCTGACGCACAGACCAAGTCTGTTGTCATGCTGGTAACCGGCCACCTGGGCGACCAGGTCGAATGGTCTATCGGCGAAGCCACCCCCTACAACAACAAAAACTCATACCCTTTTGCGATGGCTGAGAAGCGCGCGAAAGACCGCGTGATCCTAAAGCTTC